CCGCGGGGGGTGTTGGGTCGCATGGCGCCTCCTGCCTGCTCGGCGCCGTGTGTGCGGGCGCCAGAAACGAACACGCCGCCATAATCGGCGGCGTGGGCAGGTGGGGCTTTTAATCCGGTTTAAAGAGACGCGGGTTCGATAGCGAAAAAGTTCCCCATCATCTCGCTCTGCGTATAAAAGAGCTTCACATCATTCAGGACACGCTTCGCGTTGCCATCTGGATTGGCCTGGTGCGCTTTGAGAACAGCAAGAACCTCCGGCCCCGTGGTCTTTACATCATTCATTCCCAGCACGGCGGAATAAGCCCCCGCTACAACCATCATCGTATCAAGGCCCGATTGTGGAGTTCCGTCGCCGCCGCCGATGATCATCAGGCTGTTCAGCTCGCCGGATGTTTCCGACAGTCCGCCACTTATTGCCAGCCGATCATTAAGAGCAACGCTAAAAATATTGTTGGCTACTTTGGGCTTGAGTCGGTATGGGCGTTCAAGCTTAACCATGTGGTCATTGAAGCGATCCACGAAGGTTTCGAGAGTGAGCCCGAGCGAAGGTTTCGAGTTCTGTTGCTGAGCGACAGGGGTGGCTGCCTCATTCTTCGCTACTTGCGAGCTGCCGCCAGCCTCGGCCTGTACAACTTGTTCAGCAGCTTTTGCATCTGACGTTGCTGTATTGGCAGGAGCATTTTCTTGCCCACCTTGAACGCCAATAAGCACCAAAGAAATCGCGAGCCAAGCAAATGAAACTATCTTGGCGGTGCGGCTGTAGCCATTCCTTAGTGTGAACCAGGCAAAAACCAAGGGGATCAGAAAGATACCAGCCCCGAGCGCCCAGCCTACCGAGCGACTTGCCCCAACAACCTCATTTGGCCGTCCGCAATGTGGGCATGCTGGTGCGGCATCAGACATTTCTTTGTTGCAATCAGTGCATACCACTATTGGCATGACAACTCTCCTTGTGATTAAAGCGTGAATGGTCAGGTCAGAACCCAATCCAGAATCGATCCACGATCATGCCGAAGATGAACAGCCAGAAAGCATTCGCCTTATAGGTGATGAGGAATTCGCGCAGTGGCAAGCGCTCAGGCAGAACGCCTGCTTTTTGCGGTGACGAAGATGGCTTGGCCTCGAACTGCAAGATGAACTCCAGCGCCTTGGGCAGCTCAGCGCGCTTGAGCAGACTGAGCTGGGTGCGGCCGAAGGTCAGCTCACAGAAGTTGCTCAATGCATGCCGTGCATCCTTTTCGTCAGCCGCCCGCAAGATTTTGGAGATTAGTCTCTTCCTGTCTGCCTCTTCCTGCAGGCGTTCGAGTCGTGCCTGGATAACCCCCCTGGCCTGTACAAACTGGCTGGCTGTGACCTCATCTAGGCCGGTGACGCTGAGCTGGGTATGCACCTCACGCCACACATCACGCGGGTCATCGCCAAGCTCTTCGCACTGGGCACGGAGCTGGTGCAACTCCTTGCGCTGGGCCGGCAGCAACGGACGCTCTTCCACCCGCTCACCGATGGTGACTTGGGTGCCGAAATTAATGTTGCCGCTGTTGCCCTTGATCTTAATGGCGGGCTTTTGGGCCGGTTGCTCATCACGGGGCTGACTGTCGAAATTGAACTCATAGTAATCGCGCCCAGCGACTCTGTTCTGCTCACCATCTACCTCAATGTCGTTACCACTCACGAACTGCTCCTTACTCGTGATAGTCCCTACCTGCTGTCTTATTTCCCGAGCCAGTGACCACAACGCCACCGCCACTCTTAGCTGGTTTCTTCGCTACATCACCTGTCAGTAGGGATGCGAGTAGCTGCTTTTTCTTGGTTGCGCTGAGACCCCGATAGCTGTCGAGCAGCAATTGCTCGTCTGCCGGTATATCCGGGCATTTTTGCTGGCTCCGGCGCTCGCCCGTGAGGATGTACTGAGCGTCCGCCCCAAGATTCGCAAAGGCGTACAGAACCTCACCGCCAGGCACAGCAATGCCCCTCTCGTAACGCCCCCAAACCTCCCTAGAAACGCCACATTGAGCAGCGACTTCTATCTGCTTGAGCTTTAGGCGCTTGCGTTCCTCCTGCATCCGAACACATGAAAGAGAACTAAAGGTCACAAAAACCCCTTGAAAAAGAGAATCAAAGTTCTCATACTCAATTCACACCGTCCCACCACGAACGGCAACTAAAGCGGCACCGAATTGAGTGCCATCACCCCTCGAAAGGAGCTTCCCCCATGAAGCTACGCACCCCCGACCAAGCCCGCGCAGCGCTGAAGGCCAAGGGCATTTCGATTACCCAGTGGGCAATCGCCAACAAGTATTCGCCCAACCTCGTGTTCGAGGTGCTGGGCGGCCGCAAGAAGTGCGTGCGCGGCCAGGCTCACGAGATCGCAGTCAAGCTCGGTCTCAAGGACGGCGAGATTTGCATCGACCCGGCCAAAGCATTGGAAGTCGCGTGAGGCCCGCTATGACCATCGGCAAACAGGCATTACTCGCTATCGCCAGGATCCAGGCAGAAAGCTTTCTGGCCAACGGTAAGCGACCTACAACGCCAGCATCCGAAGCAGCCGCTGCTCAGCCAGTTGAATCTCCGCTTCCTTGCCGGGCAGTTCGGACAACTGATGGAGGTCAGCCATGAACGCTGTCCTGTTCAGCGCCCCGGCCTTGGCCAAGTGCACGACCAGCAGTGCAAACGCGCCTTCCAACGCTGCCAGGCTTCCAGCCTGCAGATCTAACCGCTCTGTTGCTTGCATCTCGATAGTACCCCGTGTGGTCGTCAATTTACCTCAATCAATTGTGCATGGCGCAATGCCATTGCCAATTGCTAAAGCCGGATTTTGTTTGGACGCCCGCTCCGGCAGCAGCCGGGAGCACTTCCAATGAGGCGCCGGAATTGGAAACGCGCCCAGCCGGCCACCCTGCGCCAGGCGCTGGAGTGGTGCAAAGAGCACGCCCGCGAGCGGCACAACCTGAGCGTGGAGCGTATCGCTGAAGGCATGGGCCTGCCGGATCACTCTGCTCTCTATAAGTGGCTAGCCAACGGGCGCATGCCTGCGGTGTTGATCCCCGTCTACGAGCGGGTTTGTGGCGTCAACCTTGTCAGCCGTTGGCTGGCTGCCAGCAGCGGCAAGGTACTGATCGACGTGCCGGCTGGGCGTGCCGCCACAGCTAAGGACACCCAGCGCCTGCAGGAGATCCTCACCGAAACCACCGGCACCTTGCTGGCCTTTTACGCCGGTAAGGACGACGTGCCGGCCACCCTGGCTGCGCTGCAGAACGCCCTGGAAGAGCTGGCGTGGCATCGCGGCAATGTACAGCAGCACGCCAACCCACAGCTTGAACTGGGAGGTCATGACCATGAGTAAGGCCCTGGAGCTTTTCAACACCCTATTCGACGGCCCGCGCGACCCGCGCAGTACCGAATACCAAGAGGGCTGCCTCTACATCCTGCGCCGCGAGCTGGACGGCATCGGCAAGAAGGATTGTCCCTACCGCATGCCCAGCGCTCAGGCCGATGCCTGGCTGGCGGGCTGCCAGGAAGGGCTGCGCCAGGCCCGCTATGTCCAGCAGACCAATGCGGAGCACAAGGCATGAGCGAAGACAAATACACCTCTGAACAGGTGCAGCGCGTACTGCGCGTGCTGCTGGCCCTGGCCGGCAATGAGTTTCGCGGCATGTTGCTGAAGGAGGTGGCCACCGCCTCCGACTGCACCGAGAGCAATGCGCTGCGCGCCCTGGAGAACCTGCGCACCGCAGGCCTGGCCGAGCGCAACGTGCATGACGACAAGCGCTGGCAGCTCGGCCCGCGCCTGGTGCAGGTGGCCTTCGCCTTCGATAGCGCCCTGCAGAAAGCCCAACGCGACCTGGATGAGCGCCGCCAGCGCTTCACCCGTACCCCCAATTAAGAGAGACCACAGATGGCCCGCAAACCGACCACCACGGACTTCACCCCCATGGCCGAGATCAATCCTGAGGCGTTCCAAGAGGACGCTAGCGCCCTGGGCATGCTCGGCAAAATTGCCCTGGACATGCAGGACGAGCGAGACCTGGTCAACCAGCTTCTAGGCCAAGTTCAAATGGCCAATGCGATTGCCAGATTCTCCGACGTCGTAGGTTTGACCAAACTGCAGTACATCAAGGAAAACAAGCTGTACCGGGCCCTCAAGGGGAAAAAGGCCTTCGCACCAGACGGCAGTGAAATCTCCGACATCGGAACTTTCGAGGGATTCTGCCAGGCACTTGGTCTTTCTTACTCGAAGGTGCACGAAGATCTGCAGAACCTGTCGACGTTTGGCGAAGAGGCGCTGAAACAACTGACAGCCGTGGGGGCTGGCTACCGCGAGCTGCGTCAGTACCGGAAGCTGCCCGAGGATCAGAAGGCCGCTCTGATCGAGGTGGCCAAGTCCGGCGACAAGGAGTCTTTCGTCGAGCTAGCCGAGGAGATCATCGCCAAGCATGCCGCCGAGAAAGCCGAGTTGCAGAAGAAGCTGGACGATGTTCAGGACGACTACG